CCTCCAACCACGGGATCGTGACGGTGGTGTATTTCTCACGGATATACTCAATGGCAGTACTGAGACCTATAGGACGGGACTTATCCTTTCGGTTCTCTTTGTAAGAACCCCCAAGCGTCTTACGGAAGTTGTTGGTGTCCGATAGACACATGACCACCTTGGCCTTTCGGAACCGGTGGGTCCACTTTTGTACGAGGTGGTCTACGGTATCGTGAACCTTCGATGGATCGAATACTGGCCCGTCGCCGAAGTCATCCTCAACCACGGCTGACGCACGGTACGCAATGATGTCTGCGTCGATCAGCGCGGTGGTCATCAGAGACTTGCCAAGGTGATGATAGCCATAACAAAGCACATGACGATTGGATACCCGTCACAACCTCGAGTATTCGATCTACAATGCTATACATCAGTGTGTTTCCTTCCAGTTAGCGCCGATCTTGTAGGGCCCAGAGAGCGGACACTTAAGACCAAGACGGACCCCCGCCTCGGTAATAGCGCCAGCGAAGGTCTCGCCAACAAGTTCAGCGTATTCTTTAGGTGTAGATAATTGGACCTCATCATGAACATTGACGAGGTAGTTGAATGGGACTTCAGGTAACATCTCGTTCATAGTCTCATCGAAGATCACGAGGGCATGTTTCATCACAACAGCACCAGCACCTTGAAGGAGCGTATTAAGGGCTGAGTGTGCTGATACGGACTCAATGTACCGACCGTCCAAGGACTTCAAAGGTACGCCGTTAAGGTGACCCTTATGCTTCTTCTTTAACGCGGCCTGGAGAGGACCAAGACCCTTAATGTTCGTTTCCAGACCGTCCCTAATCTGCTTACCAAGGTCCCCTAGGGAACCCTTACGACGGGGCTTCTTAGCGGCGGCGGAATCGTCGTGACAGATCATCCCGAGCTTCGGGTTACCAGCACCATAAAGGTACCCGTAGGTCGCGTTTTTTGTGTAGGGGTCTCGGTTATGGAAATTGATTGCCCGCTGCGTCATTGTATGGACGTCGGTACCATCGTCCTTAGAACCTGACACCACAGCCGACGCGTATAGTCCATCATCCCATCTAGCGAGGTAGTTCAAGCATACGAAGCTCTAGACCATCAGCGTCACAACCAACCATCACCTCACCCTCGTCAGCCATCCACACAGCCCGCATACGAAGTTCTTTCTTATCGACATTAGCTAGGTTAGGTGAGAAGTGAGACATCCGGTGCGTACGCGCACCAATAGGATTCACCGCTCCGTGGACTCGGCCATTACGTTCATGTTTAAGCCAAGAGTTCTCGCCATCCGCGATCTGTCCGAGTTGCTTAATGATCCTGAGGTAACGGTTAAATTCCGCAGCCTCAGAGTACTTAAGCTCCGCTAATACCGACTCATCGATCTGAGGGGCACCTGTCGGTGTGAACTTACGTGGCTTCCATCCGTACTTAGTCGTGAGACGGTTAGCCACCTGTTGACGAGAGCCAGGGTTGAATGGGACGGTCTTGGTCTTATGACGTCCCCAGGACCCAGGGGCGTTCCCTGCGGCCTTCTTAGTCTCCCACTCCTTCCCATCTTCCGTCACCCAGTATCGAGACTTCATGTTCTCGATGTGTGGTGGGAAGATTTCTTGTAGACGCGCTTCGATGTCAGATAGTTCTTGGCGGAGCTCACCCACTAGATCATAACAAGCATCGAGATTAAGACGGAAACCATGTTGCTCTTGTCGGGCCATAATGAAAGCAACCTTGTGTTCCGTAGTAACTGCAAGATCACCCTGACGTTTAGCTTCGGTTAGTAGACGGCGGTAGACTGCCGCTGTGACTTTACAGTCGTTTAGGCAGTAAGCCCCCAACTCAGGGCTCCAACGGTCGAACTCTGTATGGTCGCCTTTTGGAAACTTTAGGCGGTCACCCCAGCCAGCCAGACTATGCTTCCCTGTCGGATGCCATAGTCTGGAAACGACTAGCGTATCCCATATCTGCTCTTTACGAAGTGTTCCAGGGTAGAAGCGCTCAATAGCCCAGTAGTCGTAGCTGGTGCCATTGTGGAACACTACGCGGTCAGCGGTTCGTAACCGTTGGAGCCCCTCGGACATCGGAGGGTATCCAGACTGGTCAGCATAGAGGACACCATTGTCGCCAGACGGATCACAAACACCCAGGCACCAGATTCGAGTGATGCCGGGTAGGAGATCATCGGCTTCAATGTCAGCGATCAGCGTGGTCATATACCATATCTCCGATATCAGTGGTTACTGAAGTTCTTAGGTAGTAGAAAGAAACTCTGCTTGTTGGCGGAGACGTAAATGGTCAGCCATCTCTAAGATTGATGAGATAACTAGTTCATCATCGTCGCGATTAGACTTGATCCAGTTGTAACAGTTCAGGACCCATCGGGTGTTCTCCATGGTGTATCCTTTGGTAGAGTCTATGCGGTCTAAGGATGGACCAAAGGGGTGAGGACCCTCTCTTACGGTGAACACGAAGGGGACCCCAGTCACTTCGCAGTAGAGAGGTATAGAGGTGTAGTGTAAGTCGTACTCCATCAACCTCTTACGTGCGCGTCGGGAAGCTGCCGAACATAACGTGACGCAACGACCTTCTCTAGTCTCACGGTAAGCCTTCTTAACACCGGCTATCTTCTCCTTATTCGCTTCGTAGTACGTCCTATTATTCTCCCGCTTCTTTACCTTCCGCTCTTCCTCAATCGAACTCTTCACCATCCGCTTCCTCCGGTAATTCCCGTTGGAAGTCCGTTCCGCATTCCTTTAGCCGTCCGGTTTTACTTTCATACTCAAGGGTACCAGCAGTACCGGTGAACCCCGCGTAGCGATTCTTTAGGACTCTCAAAGTTATAAGGTTCCCATCCTCATCTGACTGTTGGTCTCGCTCCGCTGCGATCACGGTGTCAGATAATTGGGATATCGATTGGCTACCCCGTAAGTCACTCAACTCAACCTGAGCCCCCCGCTCATGTGACTTGGTTTTAGTCGTACGCTTGAGGTGGTTCACAAGGATGAGACCGCACTTGGTCTCCTCAGTGAAGCTCCGCAGGGCCGTCATGGTGTTGTCGATGGCGCGGCGTTCGTCCTCCCCCAGGTCCAGCCCACTCACCACGATACTTAGGTGATCAAGGATGATCCACGGGCACTCAAGGCCCTTGACGAGGTACGACAGTTTACGGAGTAGGTTGTCCGCACCCGTACTGCCCCAATGGTCGTAGAAATAATACCGTCCGGTACCGAGGGTCTCATCGAACGCCTTACGACGCTCATCGTCAGTGATCTTGGTATTCGGAAGGTGTAAAGTTTTGTTACAGTGGATCGACATAAGGCGAAGACCAGAACGACTACTGCTGTCCTCCAACGCTACATAGCCCACGTTCTGTTTTAGCGTGTTACCAAGGTGGTGAGCTATCTCAGCACAGATCGTGGACTTACCCGTACCTGTACCAGCGGTCAGCGCGATGATCTCCCCCCGTCGCATACCGTACGTGAGATCATTGAGACCCTTCCAAGGGAAGGGGGTTCCCATTTCCACAGGTGCGTTGACGTCATCCCAAAGCGAATTGCCGTTGATGATACCATCCGGACGTGCCACCTCAGCATTCCAAACAGCGACTTGAAGCTCCTTTATCTTCCGAGCTAGGAGCATCTCGTTGGCGTCTTTATACCCCTCAGGTAAACGAGCGATGGCGGCTTTACCAGGAGTGAGTATTTCAGCACACTCTTGTGCGGCCTTCTGTCCTGGCTCATCACTGTCGAACATAAAGACAACAACCTCGAACGACTCAATCCAGTCGATGTTCGCTTTGATTGACTTATAGGCCGCAGCGGCACCATTAGGAACTGAGACGACGGGCCAGGAGAGGTTAGTCACCTGGGAGTAAGACATAGCGTCGATCTCACCTTCGGTGATCACGAGCCGCTTACCACCTGATTGCCAAAGCTTACGACCAAACAACTTATTGTCTAAGGTACCAGTGATGGAGAAGTCTTTACCCGCGAAACGTAACTTCTGACCTATCACCTTTCCTTTATCGTCATGATATGGCGCTACATGACATGGTGTCCCACGAAAGTTAGATTTAGAGTAACCAAACTTCTTACACGTATCAAGACGGAGCCCACGCTTAGGCATGTCAATATACTCACCGATAGGGGCGAGACTACTCTTCACCTTGTTAGTCACTGGGCGCTCCTCCTCGTCACCACCAGCACCGACCTTTCGGTTGGTCTCACACGAAAAACAATGAGACCAACCGGAGGTGTATATGACCCGTGCGTCTGAGGAGCCGCAGTCCTCACAAGGGACGTGTAATTCAGCTACCTCTTCACTCATACTGCGGCCTTACTATTCGTACGAGCGAGGTTCTCCCAACGCTTAGCGGACTTACGGAATCGCTTCGGTAAAGTCCTTGCGTTACCGTTATGGTCACGGGTTATCCAAACACAACCACGGTCTTCATTCGTCGAAGGGCAGGGTGCCTTGGGTCCACCGTAAGTAATCGTCCCCTCGTCTGTCGTTATCGTCAGCGTTACCTTTTGCATTCCTATTCTCCAGTGCGATTGTCTCGTCGAGTAAGGCCTTGAGGTTCGCGTTGTTATGCCAATCCTCTATAGACAAACCGCTCCAAGTCTGTGTGAGACCTGATCGACGAGTGAGTTGTTGAAAGGCTAATTGGGTCTTCCGCCAACGGATGGCGGCGTTGTAGACCTCGTCTCTAAGGTCCCGCATTAGTACTACGCCTTAACCGACAGATCACTCTTATGGTAGCGGACATATCGCTGCCCTGTGTTATCGACACGGCGTTCCCTAGAAATGGGAAAACCGCACTCCTCCAAGTCCGAAATCCGGCGCGGGAGTGCCCGGATACGGTAGAGTGCCTGAGCCTCAATATTTGAGATTGACCCGACTTTGTTGAGGTGTTCGCGGACCTGTTCAACTTGCGTCATGAAATTCCTCCAGTTCTATCCAATGCACAAAGAAGCCGGGGACTTCCCCATCCTCGGCATATCTCTTGAAAGCCTTCAGCCCGACGACTTGCGTATCGTCTTTCCAGAAACGCTTACCCGCCGTCATGGCGTCGAGAGGCCCCTTCACGTAGTTATCAATATCACCACGAGGGGTTTGGAGCTTTCCGGTCTTAGGCTTAGTCATCACCGCCTCGACGAGAACGACCACGGGTTTATCCGTAGGCGTTCCGTCGTAGGCGGCAGCGGCGGGGTATGCTTCCTTCCGCCATACAGTGTACCGCTTACCGTAGTAGACACCCCACCGCGTCACTTTAGGGCGACTAGCTGGCACCGGTTCATTCAAGAAGCTGAATGATTTAAGGGGACCCGAGGTCCCCTTCCGCATGTCAGCTAATACTTGAGCAGCGAGCGACTTAGTCGAACTCGTTGTCGTCTTCATCACTACTATCACTGACGTCACTCGGTACGTCCGCGACGTAACCTTCTTCATCCTCAAAGTCAGCGGCCCCGTCGCCACCACCAGTTGAGTTCTTCTCGATCAGTTGTACGTTACGCAGCTTGAGACTGATCCCACTACCGAAGCCATCGTACGGTTTGACGATCATCGACAGCTTGATCTTGTCACCGGACATCGCTGTGGTACCTTCCGGCAGCACTTGCCGAGCGGAGTCAAACTGCGATGGTTTGTACTTAGAGTTGACCTTGAGAAGCATCTTGCCCGCGAACTCTTCACGCGCATTCCCGTCCCTATCGGTCTCGTCGTCACCATCATGGAAAGGTAATTTGAAGTTCTTCTTCAGCTTTGGACCATGCTCCTTCGCGTGAGCGGTACCGATATCCTCAACCTTACTCATGAAGGCTTCAGTCTCTGCGTTTTTATCGAGGACCAGGGTGACCTTATACTTCGGATCATCCTTATCGAACTTATCGTCAGGCTTCGAGAGCCATGTGAATGCGGCAGTTCCGGTGGGGGAGACGATGCAGGGGAATTTAGCCATAGTAGTCATATCCTTCGATTTCATTGATTAGTGCGCTGTGGAGGAGATCAACGTAGACCTCTCCTGTATGGTCGAGACCTTCACCACCGCTAAGAGCGGCGCTAAGCGCGAGGGCCATATTCTCGGAAATGTCGATGGTGTAGCGTCCGTCAACTTCTTCGACGAATAACTCAAAGTCATCATCTGAAAGTTCTTCGACGATGGCCCCGCTCATCACGAGGTCGGTATAAACATCCATTGGAATGATCGGCATTATCGTTATCTCCTCTATAAGGGTCCGCTATTAACTGAGAGGTATATTCGTGGTCACTGATACCTTTAGGAAAAGAAAAAGTCCGCCTTCAAGACCTCAGAAACCTCGAAGTCACCGAGAGGTGGGGGATCGGGTAGTGACACACCGACGGCGTTTCGGGCGACGCTTTCGTGGAAGGTTACGAGCCAGTTATCTTTGTACATATCATAAGCGACCTCACGAGTGACATGTGCCAGCCGTGAGGCGTGACACGCATGGACACCATATGAGTCGTGGATCACGTCGAAGTCTGTTATCCCCTCAGACGTAAGCCGGTTGATAACCATCTGACACATAGCCGCATCTTGGGAATGGACGACGTTTGGTGATGCCGCGAGGGTAGACTTACGGAGATTGATGCCAAGGCCCTCTTCCGCTGTAAACAGACGCAGCTTACCGCACAAAGTATTCACACGACCGGCAGACAGGTTGTGATATGACTGTGTTAGGGTGGAGCCTATCGAGTTGCTCCACATGAACGGCATGTGCTGCTCACTGACTGCGCGGGCACACTTTTGGAAGTAGCCCATCAGTTCCTTACCTTTCGTAATTGTACCTTCGAGTGCCTCAGATATACACTCTTGGAGATACTTAGCCGCTGAGAGTCGGTCACCCACGTCAAAGATTTCGGTGAAGCCATCACTCATAATTTGCGTCTGGATACCACGCTCGGTCACTCCATAGCTTGTTGTCATACACGCCCGTTTGACGTGGTTACGTTTGAGTGCTGGGGCCCACTTGGACGCGAGTGGGTGTCCGGTACAGACGTCTTCATGGACGCGGGCCTTCACACGATTGAGGACCTCAAGATATAGGTCCTGACGGGGACCAGGGGCACAGTTGGTCGCTACAGCACCGACCGGGTCCCTAGCCATTAACGACAGATGCTGTAGCCCGTTTTGGGAACCGTCGATGTTGACGGGTAGATGACTATGGAAGTCGAAGGGGTCAGACAACTCCGACGCTAACCGTAACTCATGAGCCGTCGCTAGGAACTGTAACGGGTCCTCAAGTTCTAGCCACCAGCGGTTTTCTTCCGGGTTTTCTACGCACTCAAAGGCTCGGGTCAGGTGGTCCTGGGCCCACGTTATCCTATCATCCCTTGTCAGTTTATCCTGACCCGCTGTTGTCGCTAACCGGAACAACAACCATCTGTAACCTTCAAGCCCAATACGTTCACCGTCGGCAAACATCAGTAGTGACTTGACGAGGTCTGGGCCTTGCGGGTGAAATTCCTGACTCATCGGATACATACGTGTCCGGAAATCAAAGTTCCAAGGATGCCAGTGACGCTCATACTTCGACATCATCTGGGCGACATGGAGTACGCGGATGATGACGGCGTATTTGTTTAAGGCTGTCCCGTTCATTGAATGGACATCACCCCGGTAGCGTTTATGGTAGGTCCTCTGTTCTTCAGACATCGCCGCCCAGGTCTCAGCGTCATACTTCGGTGGCATGGGTTCCAAGGCCAGGCCAGGAATGATACCACCCAACGAGTCTTCCGCTGCGTTAGCTTTCTGTAGTACGTCGAGGATGTACTGGTTCACTCGGCGAGGTGTTGCTTGGACACTGTTTAGGGCATCGACAGCACCCTGTGATATGAATTGTGGCGATCCCGCAGTGTGCCGGTGGAGCGTCTCGGTCACGAACGGTGTTTGGATTAGGTAATACCCGCCTGTATAGCTCAAGTTCTGCCTCCATATTAGTTATGCGACGTTGTAAGTTGTCAGCGTCACGACACGCATCGAGGTATCTAATCCTGTAACCCTGAGGGTCTTCTGGTGGTTGGGGTTGAGGTGTATCTGGCTTGTTGAATCTATCGCTCAGATACTCATGATCGTCATAGGCCACTTACTGTCTCCTCATCGAGTTGCCAAGGTAGTGGGGGTGCAATCATCGGTAGTCGGTATGGTTGTGATGTCGGTAACTCTTCGTTGATGGTCTTGAGAGCAGCAATAGCCTCGGGAGCGACACGTATCACTCGCTTCTGTTGTCCTCTGTGGGCGAACGAGTATAGGTAGAACCACCCTCCCCCGTGTGTGATTGCTGTATGTAATAGGGCGGCACCAACATGCGCTCGGGTACCGGATGACCACTCAGTCCGTTTGATATCTTCCCGACCAGAACGCCACTTCTGAAAAATCCTACGGGTTACGACACCTTTCTTAGAGCCAATAATCCTTGCTGCATCCTCAGAGGCCCGCCGCCAATTCTCAAAGTCGATCTCGTCACGGACGGCATCAGCAATAGCTAGTGATACCCGAGTCACACCCGCATCCACCTCTACCGAGGATAAGGTGTAGCAGTTCAGGATTATCCGGACAGTGATCAGTGCTAGTTTATCAGCGGGGAGGGCTGTAACACCAACAGCCCACCCAGGTTGTGGTCCACGCTTACCAGCACTTACCTTAGCCGAAGCTTGTAGATCGAGGATGCCCCTGAGTAGGCCCTGGTCCTCGGTACCCACGATGTCCCGAGCTATCCTCATACCAGCATCACCGTCACCAATACCGACCTCCGTCCGCGTCACTGATCCGTCCGGTCGGCGCTTAACCCGCCACTGCTTTTCACGGAACCGTTGGATGCCTTCCTCGACACCTGAAATCTCCAATTTCTTCTGAGCTTCAACTTGATGAATGTTCACAGTGTTCCGTTGGTGTGCCATTGATAACCCCTTGTTCCTATCGGCTCCAACGCATAACCCCGGCTTATCGGGGGCGGCGCATACGTCGTCTACGCTTCCAGATGTCATCGTGTGTCGCTTTCCTCGCTCGTTTCGCTAAAAACCTTAATACCTCACCCTTGCGTAGCGCCTGTTGCCCTCGTTCGTCGTGGCTCGGGTGATACACATTGATACACATTCATATATCATCAATCGGCTTTGATATATCATAGCTAATCAACGAGTCGTAGTCTCTCGATCTCGGTCATTGCTTTGGGACGCACGCGTTCGCATTCATGTGCATGGAAGATTTCACCATCAGGAAACTGGACGCCATACGCGTAGTGGCCGAAGTGGTCGTCCATCCAAGTAGCTTGCTCGATCTTCCCGGTCTTGGGGTGAAAGGTTGGTGCGGTGAAGTTACTCATTGGTTTTCCTCCAGGGCCACCGGAAGGTGTTCAATCATGGGACGCCTTTCTGATTTCCAGGATTTCGTCATCACGGACAGCGAAGCAGCGACGCCAGCCGTGGTAAGAGACAAGCGGACGGCCGCGTCGTCGAGGGTCGCCGTCCACAGAGCTGATGGACCACACCTTCCGCCAAACGGCGCGGTAGTTTGTCCGTGTGGCAGCTTTGAACTTGATGGTATCTCCAGGCTGAATG